GTACTTTGAATGCTGGCTCATTAGTTGATGGTGCTGGTGAAACAGATGATGTAACAGTTCCTGGTGTCGCCTTGGGTGACATGGTTCTTTGTGCATCTTTGGCTGTGGATTTGGTTGGTTTGACTGTCACTGGCTATGTCAGTGCTGCCAACACTGTCAAGTTTCGCATCCAAAACGAGTCAGGTTCAACTGCGGACTTGGCATCAGCCACTATGGACATAATTATTGTTCGTATGGTGTGAGGATTGGGGGGCTAGTCCCCCCTTTCTTATTTAGGGGTTTCAATGGCTACTTTTCGTTGTCTTCAGTCTGGTAATACAGTGAGTTTTACCTTGCAATATGACATTGACTCAATGAAGGGTCATCAAGGTTATGTTCGTATTGATGAACAAGAAGTGCCTGACATTCCTGATGAAGTGAGGACAGATACTCCTTTTATGCCGCCAGTTGTACGGCGCATGGGTCGCCCAAGGAAAGTTGCAAATGTCTGATATAGACGCTAGAGATTTTGGAAGACTGGAGGCCCAAGTTGAGGCTCTCCAGACAGAAGTTCACTCTTTGAGCAAAGATGTGAAGGCTTTGCTTGAGTTGGCAAACAAGAGCAAAGGTGGATTCTGGATGGGAATGACCATCGCTTCCACTGTTGGCGGCATACTTACCTATGTTGGTGAGAGGCTGTTCAAATGAAAGGCTTGCTCTCAGGGGTATCGTGCCCTATCGCCACTCAGGATATAACTGTTAACCTGAAAAACAGGAATAACGCATTCAAGAAGTTTGGTTATGGCCCACCCAATCCTGATGAAGCAAATAATGCTTTCTGGCTGAAAAAGGCTAAGATGTATAACGCTCCTACCTCTGCCATCAAGGGTATGTTGTGTGGGAACTGTGCCGCTTTCATTCAGACTCCCAAGATGATGGAGTGCATCACATCTGGTCTGGAAAAGAATGAAAACGAGGGTGAGTTGTCTTATGACGAGAACTTTGTCAAGGCGGCTAACTTGGGATACTGTGATCTGTTTCAATTCACCTGTGCAGCGGCCCGTACTTGTGATGCTTGGAAGTCTGGTGGGCCAATAACCAAGGAAAAAGCATGATGTACGGCAAGCCAATGAAAGCAGAAAAGTCTCCTTCAAAGAAGAAAGGTGTTCCTGTCACCATCATGGTGGCGATTGGGAAACCTAAGATGCTCCCTAAAAAGGGTCAGCGTACTGCAACTAACATGATGAAGAAATCTTCAAGAGGTAAATAATGTCATCTTTAACAACTCCCGTCACCCTTTTGAGCGCAGTTACTGCAACTGGCGCATCTCAAGCAGTTCAGGCAGATGCTGGTCAACCTGCGTTCCTACAAGTTTCTGGCATCACCAGTGCAACTGTAGCCCTGCAAGGTAGCTTGGATGGCACAAACTGGTCAACTATTGGCACTGCATTGACAGCTAATGGCATCATAACCATTGCAAATGCACCGACATATCTACGAGCCAACTGCACTGTTTATGTCACTGGAACGATTACAGCCAAGATTGTCTACTAAGGAATTGACATGAAAATGACCAAGGCGGCTAAAAAGGTTGGCAAAGTCATGCGTGAGTACAAAGAGGGCACTTTGCATTCTGGTTCCAAAAAGGGGCCAGAAGTGACTTCCCGCAAGCAAGCAATTGCCATTGCCTTGTCTGAAGCTGGCATGGCAAAACCTAAGAAGAAGGCCAAGAAATGAAGCCTGGACTTTATGCCAACATCAATGCCAAACAAGCCCGTATCAAGGCTGGTTCTGGCGAGAAGATGCGTAAGGTAGGAGCCAAAGGTGCGCCTACTGCTTCTGATTTCAAACAAGCTGCAAAGACTGCAAAGAAGGTTAAAAAGGTGAAGTAGATGAAAACACCCACTTGGCAAACAAAAGCTGGGCAAAATCCAAAAGGTGGGTTGAATGCCAAGGGGAGATCATCTTATAATGCGGCAACTGGTGGCAATCTCAAAGCACCAGTAAAGTCGGGGGACAACCCTCGCAGAGCAAGTTTCTTGGCTCGAATGGGTGGCAATGATGGCCCTGAGTTCAAGAATGGTGAACCAACGAGACTGCTTCTTTCGCTAAAGGCATGGGGTGCAAACTCCAAGGCTGACGCAAAGGCAAAAGCTAAAGCTATATCCGCAAGGAACAAGGCAAAGGCGAAATGAGAGCATTATCAGTTGGTGTTAGTCCTACAGCGGCAGTAGACACAACAGTCTATACCTGTCCTAAAGGCTATTACGCCAAATTTACTGTGATGTATATACACAATACAGGTGGTTCTACCAAGCATATAACTGTTCAATGGTATGACGCAAGTGCTAATACAACCCTTGATATATTGACTAATTACGATTTCACATCAAAACAATATTTGCAGTTTGATGGCAATGCCTACATTGTTTTAGAAGAAGATGACAAGATAAAAATAACTACTCAGTCGGCAAGCACATTCAGTTTTATAGCCACATTTGAACAAGAAGGGTTGACTAGAGCATGACACTACTAGAACTTGTCAACGATGTGTTGATTCGCTTGCGTGAACCCGTTGTAACCACTTACAACGAAACCACCTATTCCACTTTGGTTGCAAAGTTTGTAAACGATGCAAAGCGTCAAGTGGAGGATTCTTTTGGTTGGAATTCTTTGGGACAGACTATCACTGTGACTACTGTGGCTTCAACCCCATCCTATTCACTCACTGGTGCTGGTCAAAAGTTTCAGGTGATGGATGCCATCAACACAACCAGTAATGTTGGTTTGACTAACATCACATTTGTGGACATGAACCGCAAACAAAACTTCTTGCCCCTGGTCAACTCAATTCCAACAGAATTTTCTTTTGATGGAATTGATGGGTCTTACGATACAAAAGTCAGTTTGTTTCCAATTCCTGATGGCGTGTACACACTGAAATTCAGTCTGACGATACCCCAAGCAACTTTGGCGGCTGACAGCACTGTTGTGCTTGTGCCTGATGTAGTTGTTGCTCAAGGTGCGTATGCCAGGGCATTGGTTGAGCGTGGAGAAGATGGTGGGTTGTCTTCATCAGAGGCATACACACTATTCCGATCCATGCTCTCCGACTACATTGCTTTAGAGGCAAATCGGTATCCAGAAAATCAGCAATTTGTATCAACATGAGCCAACAAATCCAGACATTCTCTGTCTCAGCCCCAGGCTTCTTTGGGCTGAACACACAGGACTCTCCGCTTGATTTAGCGGCTGGATATGCTGCGATTGCTACAAACTGCGTGATTGACCAATACGGGCGCATTGGCTCTCGCAAGGGTTGGTCAAGGGTTAACACATCCTCTGGCAATCTTGGTGCAAATAATGTAACAGTCATCCATGAGTTGGTTCAGACTGATGGCACTCTGACTGTTTTGTTTGCTGGAAACAACAAGCTGTTTAAACTGAGTGGCGCTACTGTTACTGAATTGACCTATGGGGGGGGAGGTACTGGCCCCACCATTACCGCAAGCAACTGGCATTGTGCTTCTCTGAATGGAATCACATATTTCTTTCAGACGGGTTATGACCCGCTGATATATGACCCTGCTGTAAGTACCACGACATACAGGCGTGTGAGCGAGAAAAGTGGTTATGTTGCTACTGCTCCACAAACCAACATTGTTATCTCTGCCTATGGTCGCTTGTGGACTGCTAGTAGCACTGCTGACACTGTAACTGTCTATTTCTCTGACTTGTTGGCAGGGCACATCTGGTCAACAGGAACTGCTGGTTCTTTAGATATCTCACGGGTATGGCCCAATGGGTCTGATGAGATCACAGGGTTGGCAGCACACAATGGATTCTTGTTTATCTTTGGCAAGCGTCAAGTATTGATTTATGCAAATGCAACTACTCCATCAAGTCTGTCACTGAGCGACACCATTAGCAACATTGGTTGCATTGCAAGGGACTCTATTGCCAACACGGGCAGTGATGTGGTTTTCTTGTCAAACAGTGGTGTGCGGTCATTGCTTAGAACCATTCAAGAGAAGTCTGCTCCTTTGCGTGACTTATCTAAGAATGTGCGGGATGACTTGATGACGATTGTGAATGCTGAGACATTGGCAAACATCAAGGCAGTCTATTCAGAGTCAAATGCCTTCTACCTGATTAACTTTCCAACTGCAACCCAGACCTACTGTTTTGACACCAAGGCGGCTTTGCAAGATGGTTCATCACGGGTAACTGTGTGGGATTCCATCACTCCAACTGCTTTCCTTGCTAAACGCAATGGAGACTTGTTGATTGGCAAGAATGGTTATGTGGGCAAGTATGGAACCTATCTTGACCATGCAAGCACATACCGATTACAGTATTTCACTACCTATGCTGATCTGGGACAAGCCAATGTCACATCCATTCTGAAGCGCATTGCAGTGGTGGTAATTGGTGGCTCAAACCAAGGCTTCATCATCAAGTGGGGATATGACTTCTCTGGTCAGTATTACGCCACCACACTGCAAATTCCTCAGTCTACTGTGTCTGAATATGGGACTGCTGAATATGGGGCAAATGGTGTTCCTGTTGCCTACTACTCAGATGGCATTTCTTTGCAGACTTTGGTTGGTCAAACATCAGGTTCTGGCAAGACTGTGCAGACGGGTTATGAAGTGCAGATCAATGGTTATCCTGTGAGCATTCAAAAGATTGAGATTCAAGCCAAGAACGGCAAACTGGTTTAAGGAAGAAACATGGCAAATTACACCAAAACCACCAACTTTGCGGCTAAAGATGCTTTGTCGCCAGGGAATGCAGGAAAAGTTGTCAAGGGAACTGAGATTGATACTGAGTTCACCAACATTTCCACTGCCATTGCAACCAAGGCAGATGGAACCTTCACAAACTTCAGCTTTGTTGAGAGTGGGTCTAATCTACTTATTCGTCACTCAGGAACTGATGTAATGAAGATTGACAGTTCTGGGAATCTGACTGTGTTGGGCAACATTGTGGCTAATGGCACTGTTTAATAAAAACATTAACCATTAAAGTATCATAATGACAACTCTAGACACGCTCATTAGTAAGAATGCTGGGTTTGGAAATGTCATCAAGACAATCCAAAGCGGTGGTGCTTACATTGACCCTAAAGGTCGAGTGTTATCAACTACAGAATTAAAGCCATTGCCCACTTATTATGGTAGTGGTGCTGTATTTGTTGGTGGCGGTGGGAAAGCATATAGCTACGATGAATACGGCTCAATAATTGAAGTCCCAAGAGAACCGCTAGAGATATATAAGTTTGATGCTTCAGGGGATGGTAAGTTTACAGTTCCAAAGCTGAGAAACGAAAAAGAAGGCGGGTATTTTGGTGACATTACATTAAACGCCATTAAATCTGGAAGTGGTTACACAGTTGAGAACACTGATAAAAGTGCCACAGGTCAATACTATCAACCATTAAAAGGTACAGACTTTTCTGATCGGCAATGGGTGGGAATGTCTCGCGGATTGTCAAACATCAACACCGCAGTTCAAAGTGGTGAAGCAACAGTCGATATTAAGAAAAGCAAAGAGATATCGGACGATGGGCAAGGCAATCAAACAAGCAAAGAATATTACGCATTGCGAGATGGCAGTGGTAGAGAAGTCGGGGCACTATTTGATGTTCCAGGCAGAGAAGACATTAAATATGCTGATGTAGGAAATGAGACTGCTGGTGGCGGTCATTATGTATTTTTACAAACAGACCCAAAAACTGGACGAGTTGCGCCAATTCAAGACTTTGAAAAGCAAGTAACTTATCGTCCATCGGGTGGCAAGACATTTTGGCAACAGCAAACAGAGGCAGCTAAAGCATTTGCACCTTATGCGGCTTTGATATTCGGTGGCCCATTGGCGGCTGAATTGGGCGGTGGTCTAGCGGGTGCGGCTGCTTCATCAGCAATCTTCCAAACTGCTGCGGGTGTACCCATCGAAAAGATGGCAGAGAACATAGCCAAAAACACTATAACAGGTGGGCTATTGGGTGCTGGTGGTGTTGACATTGCTGGATCGGCAGGTGGAGGAATTACTGGACAACTTGCACAAAACACTGTTGCTGGATTGATTGGTGGAAAAAACTTAGAAGAGTCGGCTATTGGTGCTGTTAAAAGCATTGGAATTAATAGCTTAACATCAAGTTCAAACCCATTAAATTCAGGTGTAACTGTCCCTACTGAAGAACAGGCTCTTCTTGGTCAACAAGATTTGCAGAGTCAGTTAGCTCCTTATGAGTCAACAATTCCAGCAAACACAACTGCATTTGATACAACAACTGACTTTCCAGATGTATCTGGATTTGATATCCCCTTACCAACACCACAAACACCGATTACTGGAAGCACTGGAGGAAATATGGCAACAGACTACACAGAAGACCCGTATGGGTATAGCGGAACTCCGTCTTACTTCAATTATGCTGAAGACCCGTATGGTTATACAGGAACTCCTCCAACAGACTACACAGAAGACCCCTATGGGTATGCAGGTGGAACTGGTGGAAGTCAGGTTGCTGCAATTCCAGGCGACTTAAACGCTTTAAGTGGTTATGGAAATCTAACTATTGGACAAGCTCAACGATTGTTTGGTGGAGGCGGTGGTGGTGCTGGTGGTGGTGGTGCTGCTGGTGGTGGAATAAGACCTTTAACGACAGCACAAAGAAATGCTCAACAACAAGCATTAGGATCACTTTTGGGTGGTGCTATAGGCGGTGTTGGTGGCATTTTGGCTGGTCAAACTGCGGCTAAAGCATCTGAAGAGCAAGCTAGGATGATTTCTGAGGCAACTGGTAGAGCAGTTCCTGGCGCACAGTTCAGACCTATTGGAACAACCACAAGGTTTGGCACAAGCCAATTCCAAGTTGATCCTACAACTGGTCAGTTAACAAGTGCTGGTTATCAGTTAACCCCAGAACTCAAGGCAATGCAAGATAGAGTCATGGCCTTAACTGGTCAAGGCTTGACTGAGGCAGAACAAGCGGCTGGTAGATATGCCCCTTTGACTGCTGGCGCACAAGGCTTGTTTGGCCTGGGTCAACAGTACTTGGGAACTCAACAAGGTGCGCCAATTGGTAAAATGGCTGAACAATATATGCAGTCTCAAGCTGGTCAGCCATTGACCAATCTTGGATTGGGATATTTGGCTAAGTCTCCAGAAGAGGCCGCATCTGAATACATGAGATCACAAATGGACTTGTTGGCTCCAAGTCGTGAGCGTCAGTTATCTCAATTGCAAAACCAGCTATTTAACACTGGTCGTGGTGGCCTGTCTGTTGGTGGCACTGGTGTGCGTCCTGGTGGTGGTCAAGGTCTACGGGCGGCATCTCCTGAGATGGAGGCGTATTACAACGCTTTGGCTCAACAAGATGCTCAATTGGCTGCTGGCGCACAACAAGCTGGACAACAAAGAGCGCAGTTTGGTGCTGGTTTGTATCAACAAGGAACAGGCTTAACACAGGCTCAACAACTTGCTGGTGCTGGCCTATATGGTCAAGGAGTTGGTTTGACTCAGCAAGGTCAGCAATTTGGTGCTGGTTTGCTAGGCTCTGGCGCTAATCTGCTTGGCGCTTATGGTCAAGGCTTGACGGGTGCTTATGCTCCATTTAGCACTGGTATTGGCGTGGGTTCACAGCTTGAGCAACTTGGACAACAGCCTTTGTCAATAAGTCAGCAATTGGCTCAATTGAGTTCTGCATCTGGTGCAAGGGCTGGCGAACTTGGAATCAGAGGAACCGCTGCGGCAGCGGCTGCTAGACTTCCTTCTATGCAATACAACCCATTGTCAAGGGCATTGGTTGGTGCTGGTGGAAACACTCAGTTTGGTGGCGCATTGGGTGAATTTACTAATCGTGCGTTTCCAGGACTATTTGGTACAGGAACCACAATAAATCCTTTGCGTACCGATGAGTTTGGTTATCCACCAGAAATCATGGAACCAGATAGGTCACTTCCGATTGATATACCACAAAATCCATCATCAAATATTCCAATTGGTATTTCATACGATGAACTCTATGGGTTGGGCCAGTATGCTCGCCGTTAATCAAATTAAAATTAAGGAAAAATCATGGCAACAGATATTGTTGGAAGTTTGTTTGGTGTTAGCCCTGAGATGTATCAGGAAGATCGCAATCGTCAAGGGATGAGAGATGCCATTGCTATGGCACAACTTGACCCTATGCAATATGCAAATGCCGCTATCCAAGCTGGTGCTGGTCGTGCCGCTGGTGGGTTTGCTGGATTGATGGGCGTAGAAGACCCTCAGATGCGTCTGATTAGCCAACGCAATGCCTTGGCAAAGCAGATTGACATGAATGACCCTGAGTCCATCATGCGTGGCGCACAGATGGCGGCACAGTCTGGTGACACAGTTGCCGCAAGTACATTGGCTGAATATGCTCGTAAAGCCGCTAGTGATTTGGCTTTGATTCAGCAAAGACTGCGTGAGAGACAGGGTGTTGACCCAATTCAGCAGTTGATACGGGCTGGCAAACACACTCCACAGAGCATTGATTTGTATGCAAAGAGTGGCAACATTAAAGACCTAGAACTTATTGAAAAACCATTGGCAGAACCAACAACTGATCCAATAAAAAATGCTAGGGCTATTGCCGCTGCTGAATTTCCTGTTGGATCGCCCCAATATGAAGAAAGATATAGAGAAGAATTAAAGCGATTGACAGCAAAAGAACCAAAGGCTGGCAATGTAAAAGAAGTTGGTGTTGCAATGGGTAGCAGAGAGCCTGTTTACCTTGATGTAAATCAAGACCTACAATTTATTTACCAAAAAGGCGCAGATGGTAAGCAGATGCGTGTTCCTTATGTTGGTGGTGTTGATAGAACAACAGCAAGCACAAAAGTTGAAGCAGAAAGAAAACAAACAGAATTTGAAAAGCTGTTAGACAAAAAAGATGCCGATAGAGTAGGTAATGCAATGACATTGCAAGAAAATGCAATAGCCTCATTAAATTCATTAAACAGATTAAATCAACTTGACCAAAGTGCGTTAATTAGCGGCTCTTTTGCAAGTGGCAGGGTTGGAGCAACAAACTTGCTTAATACACTTGGTCTTACAAGTGCTAAAGATCAAGATGTACTTGCAAAATCTGAAAATTATCAAAAGACTGCTGGTGATGTAATTCTTGCCACTCTTGGTGGAAGACTTGGATCAGGATTCTCGAATGCAGATCGTGAATTTATCCAAAGTCTTGTTCCTCAACTGGAGAACAGCCCACAAGCCCGTAAACAACTTATTGAGTTTATGGTTAAAAAGAATCAAGGAATTGTTGATGAAACAACCAGATTGGAAAACTATGCAAGAGACAAGAAAACTCTTAAAGGATATGTTCCAACAATTCCAATTGTTAATTTAGGCGCAAATGCTCCAAAGCCTTTGTCAGAATTAAGCAATGAAGAATTGATGAATCAATTTAACAAATTGAAAGCCAAAAAACCATGAGCAGTCTACAAGATGTTGAAGCAGAAATGCAACGCAGAGGATTGACAACCTCTAGTCAATCTGTTTTTGATCCAGAAGAAGGTGGAGTTTCTGAGTTTAAAAAGTTTGGTGAATCTTTGCTTAAAGGTTCGGCTAAAGGCATTGTCAGTCTTGTTGGTGGATGGGGAAACTTGTATGACTACCTAAAAGGAAGCAAAGACCCAAATGCTTTTTCTAGTGCAGGAATTGCAAATGCTGTAAAAAATCTTACTGGCGTTAACATTCAATCAATTCAAGGTTATCGTGGTGCTTATGAATTTGGAGAGGCTGGCGCTCCTGCTGCGGCATTGACTGCTGTTGGTGTGCCAGGATTGTTTGGTAGAGGAGCCAAGGGAACTCTTGGGGAATTTGGTGTTTCTGGAACAACTGGAGTTCTTGCACAACAAGTTGCACCAGATAGTCCAACGGCTCAATTGGCCTTGCAAATGTCTCCTTATGTTGCCAAAGGTGGCCTTACTGTTGCTGGTCAGCAAATGACAAAGCCAGCAGGTCTTTTTCCGCAAACAGCAGAAACAAGTGAGTTAGCAAGAGTAGGAAGACTTACTCCTGGTGAACTTGGATTAGGCAGAGAACAATTGGCAACAGAAGCAAGAATTTCTGCTGAACCATCAACAGGAGCATTGCCATCTGAGTTTAAGAAAGCACAGGCTTATGATGTTGAATCTTTTTTAACAAACTTGTTTAACAAAGCAAGCGACAAAACACTAAGTCCACCAGATGCTGTTCAAGCAGTTGTTTCTTCTTTTAACAACTATGGCAAATCGCTTTCTTCAAGATTGAGAAGTGACGCTGCAAAAGATTTTAGTGCCGCAAAAGGTGCTGGTGGATTGATTGATACAACGCCAGTTGTTTCAGTTATTCAATCTAAGTTGGGAGAAATACCAGTAGAAGTAAAAGCACTCGACCCAGTTAGAAATGCTTTACAAAAAATTATTGACGAGTATGCAATTCCAGCAACTCCATCAGTTACAACCCCATCAACAATCCTTGGGCCAACTGGCGCTCCAGCATCTGTAACAGTTACTCCTGCCATCCCTGCATCAAATTTAAAAATAAACATTGATCGATTGCAGAAAAACTTGTCTGCATGGGGTGAAGCGGCATATTCTGGAAAAGCAGATTTTGGCAAAGGAAACATCTTTGAGGGCGTTGCTCCTGGTCAAGCAAAAGGAATTGCAATATCGGTGTTAAACGGGTTTAAAAACTCCCTTGATGAAGCAATTGATGCTGGAGTTCCTGGCGCAGATAAACTTGTGGATGCCCGTGATAAGTTTAGGCAAAACATCCAAAAAATTGAGCAGTTTTCTGATAGACCATTGACAAAAGCATTTGATGTTCAAAATGTTACTGACTTGGTTCCAGAGGTTGAACTTGCAAAACTAAAAAAGATGCCCCCATCTCAGCAACAGTTTCTTGTTGAAGTGATGCAAAACAGTCCAAATTCTCAGGTGAATGAAGTTTTAAACACAATTCGCAGGATGAATTTTGATGATGTTTTATCTGTTGCACAAGCCAAAGGTGGGGCGATAAATGATCCAACATTTAATATAAACATTGCACTCAAAGAACTAGACAAAAAAAGCAGTGATTTCGCCAATCTATTTCCAAATGCAAAAGACGCTACTGATGCAAGACTTGCAATGAATTGGATGCGTAGAACACTTCAATCTGAATCTGCGGCTGGAGCGCCTGGGATTGCTGCTGGCGATGCTTATGGCATTACTGGTGCTTTGGGTGGAAGTGCAAGAACAAGGCTCCAAGCAAGAGAAATCATCCCGTTAATTCGGGACATTATTGCAAGTCCAAAGGCATTTGCTGATGTTATTTATAACCCAGAATACCGAAAAGCAATGCTTGATTTGTCAAAACCAAAAACAACTTTGGATAAGGCTATTGGGGCAACTCAAACTCTTGCAAAAGCCTTGGCTATTGGTGGCGTTCGTGCTGGCCCAATGCTTGAAACTGTTGGCCCAGAAATGCCTTCTGCGGAACAAGAAACAGCACCTATTCCATCTCTCATGGAATACGAGGCTGAAATGAAAGCCCGTGGGCTAATGTAAGGGGCACAAGATTGATCCTCTCACCCTTCTGGCGATGGCAAATGGCTGTGTCGCAGCTATTCGCAAAGGCTGTGAACTCTATAAAGAGGTCAAGGGAACTGTTGCCGCAGCCCAAAAGACTGTTAAAGAGGTCACGGCTATTGCTGAAGAGGTGGGTGGCTTCTTTGGGTTCTTCAAGAAGAAAAAGCCCAAGCCCACAGCAACTCCAGTTGCAGCCAAAGCAAAAAAGGCAGAGGCCGAAATTTGGGATGAAGGTAGAGTTGTGGCTGATCTGGCGGCGAATCTGTCGCAGTTCTTCAGAGTTCAACAGCAGCTTGCAGACCACATTCGAGAAGAGGAAGAGAAGTCTAAAACTGTTTATGACCCAAGTCAAAACATCATGGAGTCGGCGCTAAACAGGGAACTTGCCAAGACGCAGTTTGAGAAGTTAGCCAAAGAGATTCGTGAGATTATGGTGTATCAGTCACCCCCAGAGTTGGGTAACTTGTACACCAGGGTGAACCAGATGAGAGTAATCATCATTGCTGAACAAGAAGAAGCAAGGTTGGCTCAAGAAAAGAAACAACGAGAGGTTGAATGGCAACGCAGAAGGGTAATCAGCGCAATCCAAGACAAGGCAATCTACGGGGTAGCTTGTTTAGTGTTCGTCCTTTACCTAGTCCTGTTCTTCAGCCTTCTGATAATGGATCGAAAGGTAAGATGGGGTTTCTAGTCGCATTAGTTGCTATGGTGCTGGTCTTTGTCCTACTGCTTCCGCTGTTGGGAAGCATTTACTATGACACATTGGCTGCACAAAGAGAGAGCAAAATGCAGATTGAGCGCATGGAAAGACTGCGCCAACAATTAGAGTACGAGCGTCAACAAATGGAGAAGCATCGTAATGAGTCAAAATAGATTTCTGTGGTGTGTGATCGTCATATCCATTGCGGCGATTCTTTTGCTGAGTGGGTGTGAAAGTGTTTAAGTTAAAATGCAAAATGCCAAACGGCGGGAACCGAATGGCATTTCTAACCAACACGATGAAGGAGCATCAAATGGCTGAGAAAATTTTATCACGAGATAGATTGTGCGAACTGCTAGAAGTTGACACAGAAAATGGCATTTTTACTTGGCGGCACACAATGGGCGGTAGAGCCAAGAAAGGTCAGCAAGCTGGCGCGGTTGGTGCTAATGGGTATGTGTATATTTGTGTTGACCAAAAAGATTGTTTGGCACATCGTTTAATGTGGCTTTATGTATATGGTGCAACTCCTTTGCTACAAATAGACCACATTGATAGAAACAGAACCAACAACAAACCTATTAATTTACGCCTTGCCACACAAAAACAAAATAGCGAAAACATCTATCGTATAAAAACAAATACATCGGGTTATCGCGGTGTTCGATGTGAAAGCAGACTTTTCTCAAAGCCGTGGTCGGCAACAATCACACATAACTATAAACAAAAACATCTTGGTTATTATGCAACTGTTGAAGAAGCGGTAGCAGCACGCAAAGCTGCGGAAGATTTATATTTCACACACCATATGCCATGATTAAAAAACTAAGTTTTATATTGTTGGCAATAAGTGCATTAACGGCTTGCTTTGAAGATCGTTATAGATATGTTTGCCAAAATCCTGATAAATTTGACCTTGCTGAGTGTCAAAAGCCCAGATGTTTGTTTACCCAAACTTGTCCTGAATACCTTGTAGCCCCTATTTTGACAAACAAGATTGAACCACCAAAGGTTGAAGATGCTAAAAAGTAAATTAACCCCTGAAGAAATTGAAGTCAGAATCTGGGGCTTTGTAGTCGTGATGATTACTGTCATCCTGGCTGGGATTGTGTTTGCCTTGCTCTATTCAGTGACTTTTGTTGTCCAACCAATCAAGAGCATGGCTCCCATCGATCAAGCCTATACCAAGATGCTGAACGACATTGTGTTGCTGATTGTTGGTGGCATTGGTGGCATCGTTGGTAAACGGGCTGTGGGTGCTGTGACAAGTACAACGCCTACACCTCAGATTTCAGCGCCTCCTACGCCTGTTCCTGCCCCTCCTAGCCCACCTGCCACTTCCACTTGGACTTCTCCCCCTGGCGCTATGCCTGTTTGGGTCAATCCTCCTTTAGATGAAACCTGGACACCACCACCACCTCCCACCACTCCACCCCAACATTTGGAGTCTGATTCTGTGCGGGAAGAAATCGCTGCGGCTCGTCAAGAGGTGAAGAATGCTTAACCCGTACTTCATCATTGGAGCAATGATTGCTGTGGGTGGAGCATACGGGTACGGGCATCATGTTGGATGGGGTGATAGAGATGCTGAGATGCAAGTTGAGATTGCCAAAAAGAATGATGAAGCAAGAGAAAAAGAGCGTGAACTTGCCCAACAATTGAATGACCAATCAACCAAACTTTCGGAGGCCAACAATGTCATCACTCAAAAACAGTCTTCTCTTGATTCTGCTATTCGTGCTGGTAGGTTGCGGCTCCCGTCCACAAGTTGTGTACAAGCCCCCACAAATGCCCCCACTCCCAGCGGAGATAGCCCAAAAGAGAGAAGTGAACCTGTCAGACAGGTTTATGAAACTTCTGACTCCGAACGAGCAACCCTCGCAGCCATTGCCGAAATCATCGCCCAAGGCGACAGAAACACGGCCCAACTAAATGCGTGCATTTCTTCTTACGAGAAAGCAATGGAGATAATCAATGGTAAATAGTGACCAACTAAAGAAACTTCACATTGGTGCTGAGTGGGTTGATGCCCTCAATGAAACCTTCAACACTTTTGGTATTTCTACCAAACGCCAACAAGCTGCTTTCATTGGTCAGTGTGGGCATGAGTGCGGTAACTTTAGAACCCTTGAAGAGAACCTCAACTACAGGGCTGAAACCCTTATGAAGCTGTGGCCCAGGCGTTTCCCTACTCTTGAGTTTGCAAATCAATACTCTAAAAATCCTAAAAAGATCGCAAATAGCGTGTACAGCAGTCGTATGGGAAACAGAGATGAGGCATCAGGGGATGGGTATCGTTTTAGGGGCAGAGGTTGCATACAATTAACTGGGCATTCCATGTATTTCCACGCTGGAAAAGCCTTGGGTGCTGACTTTGTGATGGAGCCTGACCTTGTGGCTACGCCCAAGTATGCGGCACTCACTGCTGGTTGGTTCTGGTCAACCCACAACTGCAACAACCTTGCTGAAGCTGCTGATTGGGTAGGTTTGACCAAGAAGATCAATGGTGGGACTATTGGCCTAGATGACCGAATTAAGCACACTAACGAGGCTTTTGCGGTGCTTGGTTCTTGAGTTTTCCACGATTGAATATCTTGTGTTTCTTGAAGAAGTACAAGATAGCTTGGTAGGCAACGCCAAACCTTTTAGCAATCTCTTTCTTGCTAACACCATCTTTCCATAGCGTTATGGCTCTGGACTCGCTGATTAAGGTGGGCTTGCGTCCAGCCCCAGGCCTTGCGCCACCCTTAGTCTTCATTCAAGGCCATCCAAACCATGATGCAAACGCCTCCAATGGCTAACGCAATGCCTAGAAATCCTATGGCAAAGATAGTGATGATTGTCTCAATCACAAACGCCCCTCATTTCCCATCCTGCAATAAAGTAGTTCCATCTGCCTTGCATAGCGGGATTGGTGTACTTATCTCCATCCATCGATAGATCAGAATATGTATAGCCCTTTGATGACATTAGTGCGTGGAATACTTGTCTTGCTTTCATTTCTTCATGTTCCTCACATAAGCTGTAAAGGACTGAATCGTGTCTTTGCCAAACGCCAATGAGCATTTCTCAATGTGTTGGGCGACTTCTTCAATCACTTCATTCCTGGCATTGTTCTCAGCGTATCTAATGATCTGATGCTTGCGTGAACCTTGCAGACCCCAATCACCTTGGCGCTTTGCAAGTTCTTCAAAAGCCTCGTCTTCAGGTTCTTTCATCTGCAATCTCCTGATCGTTACGCTGAATTTCATGCTTGAGATATGCCAAATCTGCATAGGACAACTCGTCTGTTATGTCCTTAATTTCCAGGTTAAAGCGCATCCACTTGACTGTTTTCTCACAATATGAGAGCAAGCCAACAGAATCATCTGCTTCATGCCATTGGTAATCAACCTCAATTCGGTCAATATCTGGATTGAAGTCATCGTCTACCCACTCAAAAGGCACAAATTCAATTGTTGTCATGTGTTTCCCCTTGATCGTAATCTTGTGCAAATGCATATTTGATGGCAGTGATTAGTGCTTCTCGATCAATGTGTTCGGCGTTGTATCTATCATCAGGAACACACTCAATATATTCAAGCGCCCAACCCAGCGTGGCTCCGTCAATTTGTATCATCATTCACTCCTATCTGTTCAATGTCTTGTGCGGCAAGGAGGGCATCCAAAGCCACAGATTTAAGGATTACAAGGGCACTCTCTGGCAAGGATGGATTGAGAGCCTTGTGAGCCTCAATATCCTGCCAGAAAGCGTTTAAACGATTGGTTTGTTGTTGGTTCATGCGTCAATTCTGCCTTGTCTGACAGAGATTGGAATAGGGATTTACCCTACCTTACGCATAACCCTTTGGAGTCGCCCAGAAACGCCTTTACGGGTTCCAATGACCTCAATGAAGCCCTTGTCAATCAGCGCCTTGTATCGGGCTGTGACGCTTGAATAGGGTAGGAATGGCAGCTTGGCAAGTACATCATCTGAGATGCAACCATCTGGGCCATAAGCTGCAATGGTTTCATAGACCAAGGACTCCATCTTTGTGGTGTCGATTGCCTGTGCTGCCATGTGGGAAGTGGCAGGGTCTTCTTTGCGAGCAAGTTTAAACGGGGCAGTTCCAAAGAACTTCTCGACTGCACCACCAAACCAAGATTGATCTAATTTTGTCATGTTAACTCCTATCTGATTGTTTATTAAAAATGGTGGGTTGGTTGATTCCGCTATGCCCACCGCCATAGTTTGGGTGTTTATTTGTATTTCTAGCGTCTTTCTTTCGCTCCTGGGAACAAATAAACATCTTAATCAGTCACATCAACCAAGTTAGATTAAGAGATCGCTGAAAGTCCCAGGTTAGAAAGGAATATCGTCATCCGCATAAACTATCTTTTTGGGATTAGCTGCTGGAGGTTGTGCATCTTTGGGATTGACTGCCAAGCCCATGAACTTGCCACTCTTGCCCTCTTTGATCCATGCTGAGAGCCAATACTCTTGACCATCAACAGTGATGTTTCCCTTGTAATCAGGCTGGTTAGCTGATTCCTTTTTGTCGTTCTTAAACAAAACGCCAGAGTTGTCTTTCTTTTCCATATTAGCCTTTCAAAGATTCGCCATGTTTTTTCAAAGCACTACGCACATTACTTGGAAGCAATGCCCATAACGCCACCTTTTCCTCCTGGTCATGGATTCCCAGGTATTCCTCATACGCCCCAATCATGTCATCTGCGTTGATTCTGTCGG